ATAAAATTTAAGACAGACTAATTCAGATTCACCACAATACTTACAAGACTTTTCTGTTAATTGTTTATTCACCCAACTATGTCTAAGTCTTCTATGTCTTCTAGCAACCTTACGAATTGTGTTTCTGTATTTTTGATAGTGTTCACTCATACATCTATTTATATTTTAAAAGTGTATAAAACACATAATCTTAAAATCATTTTTTTATAAATATTAATAACTAATGAATTTAAAACTAAAATAGAGGAGTATTAATATGGGATTTCAAGTTTCTCCAGGCGTACAAGTCAAGGAAATTGATTTAACAAATATTGTCCCTGCTGTTGCAACAACTATTGGTGCTGTTGCTGGTGCCTTTCAAAAAGGACCAGTTAGTGAAGTTACTCAAATTAGTTCAGAACAAGACTTAGTAAGAATATTTGGTCTACCACAAGATACAAGTAATCAATACGAAGACTTTTTTACTGCTGCTAATTTTTTACAATATACAAACACATTAAAAGTTGTGAGGGCGGAAAGTGCCATACTGAATGCTGATTCAGACGGAACAGGAATATTAATTAAATCAACTACAAATTATCAAGAGAGTTATAGACCTAATTTATCATTAGGGTCTGCTAATTCAAGTGTTGGTGTATTTACAGCAAGAACAGCTGGTATACATTCAAATGGTATTAAAGTTGATATTTGTACTAAAAACACATTTTCACAAAATACAGCAAAACAAGTAAATGATGGTAGTGCAGCTATTGGTGATACAACAATTACGATTGATGCATTTGAAACTACTGATTTTGCAGTTGGTCAAATCATAGAATTTTATTCTGATTCAGGTCGTACAACTTTTGCTACAGGTCACGAGGGTGTTAGATATGAAATATCTGCACTTGATGCTGGAGCTGAAACAATAACAATTAGACAGTTAGATGACCCTGCTGGTAAGGGTTTAATCGCAGCTTTAGCAGATGATTCTTATATCACAAAATATTGGAGATTCTTTGATTTATTTGATGGTGAACCAGGAACTTCAGAACATGCAACTGCAAGGGGTATTTCTGATGATGAATTACACATTGTAGTTTATGATTCAACTGGTGCTCAAACTGGTTTTGATAACGATACTGCAGGTAATAGAACAAATTCTGTTATTGAAACATATGCATTCTTATCAAAAAACCCAGAAGCAGTAGATGCATCAGGTAATAATTTATTTTATCCCGATAGAATTTATGCTGAATCACAATTCATATATGTTACTAATCATCTTTCAGCAATGGTTGATGGTTCTGGTGATTGGGGTATCGTTCTTAAATCAGATTCTTCAGTACAAAGTGTAACTGCATATAACTTACTAGATAGTGGTCCTGATGTTAATAAGATTTCAACATCTACACTTACTGGAGGTACTGATGATTATGCAGTAACAGACGGAGAAAAGTTAGAGGCTTATAATAGATTTAAAGATGCTGAATCTGAAGATGTAAATTTACTTATGGCGGGTAAAGCATCTGCTACACTTGCAAATAATTTAATTACAATCTCAGAAAATAGAAAAGATTGTATGACATTTATTTCTCCAGAGAGAGCTGATATTGTGGGTGTTCCAAATCAAGAAACAATGACAGTAAATGTTAAAAATTTCTTTGATGCACTTCCAAGTTCTTCTTATGCAGTCTTTGATAGTGGTTACAAATATATGTACGATAGATTTAATGATGTATATAGATATGTGCCATTGAACGGAGATGTTGCAGGGCTTGTTGCACAAACAGAACAAGTTGCAGAAGCATTTTTCTCACCAGGCGGTTTTAATAGAGGGCAAATTAGAGGTGCAGTAAGTCTGCCTTTTGTTCCTACTCAATCACAAAGAGATACTTTATATAAGGCAAGAATAAATCCAGTTGTTACTTTCCCTGGGCAAGGTACAATCTTGTTTGGTGATAAAACTGGTCTCGCTAAACCGAGTGCATTTGATAGAATTAATGTAAGAAGACTCTTCATTATTTTAGAAAAAGCAATCGCAACTGCTGCTAAGTTTCAACTCTTTGAGTTCAACGATGAATTTACAAGGGCACAGTTTAAGAACTTAGTAGAACCATTTTTACGAGATATACAAGGTAAGAGGGGTATCACCGACTTTAGTGTAGTTTCTGATGAAACAAATAATACAGGTGAAGTCATTGATAGAAATGAATTTGTCGCAGATATTTTCATTAAACCTGCTCGTGCAATTAACTTTATTACACTAAACTTCATCGCCGTACGAACTGGCGTAGCGTTTAGTGAGGTGGGAGGTTAATCATGGCAAACATTAATGACTTTAAAGCAAGACTTGCTGGCGGTGGTGCTAGAGCTAATCAATTTAGAGTAATTCTTCCTCCACCAGTTGGCGCCGTAACTGCAGCTATTAATACAGAACAGTTTTCGTTCTTATGTAAGGCTGCTAGTCTTCCAGGACAAACTATTGGTGAAACTGAAGTAAAATTCAGAGGTAGAAATTTGTATCTCGCAGGCGAAAGAACTTTTGAAACTTGGGCAACCACAGTGTTAAACGATACTGATTTTTCAATTCGTAGAGAAGTGGAAAGATGGATGAACGGCATAAACGATACAGTAAATAATACTGGTGCTACAAATCCAGTTGATTATAGGGTTGATATGATTGTACAACAATTAGATAGAGATGATACTGTACTTCATCAATATACTCTAGAGGGTTGTTGGCCGACTGTTATCGCTCCTATTGAATTGCAGTATGAAGCCGAAGGAATCGAAGAGTTTGAAATAACTTGGCGTTATGACACATTCAGAGTATCTGGCATTAATTTATAAACTCCTCACAATCTTATAAATAGAAGTAGGAGATTAAATTATGGCAGAATTTTTTGGTTTTGAAATCAAACGAAAGAATCCAGAGTTGGGGTCTATCATGGCTCCAACTACGGACGATGGTACTTATGAAGCCCCAGGCGGCGGATTTTATTCCACAACATTAGACACAGATGGTCGTGAAAGAACTGATGACGATTTAATTCGTAGGTATCGTGATATTGCAATGCAACCAGAGTGTGATAGTGCAATAGAAGATATTGTAAGTGAAGCAATCGCTTCAGACGAAAAAGATATGTGTGTTTCTATTTCTTTAGAAAACTTAAAAGTATCTAATTCAATTAAAAAAAGAATCAGAGAAGAATTTGAAAGGGTCTTAGATTTATTAGACTTTGAAGAAAAGGCTCATGATATTTTTAGAAGATGGTATGTTGACGGAAGAATTTACTATCACAAAGTAATTGACAGTTCTAACCCTAGAAAGGGTATTCAACAACTTCGTTTTATTGATGCAAGAAAAATTAAAAAAATGAGAGAGGTTGATAAAGACTTAGACAAAGTAAATAAAAGTGTTGAGGTTATTAAAAAAGTAAAAGATTATTATCTTTTTAACCCAAATGGAAATACTGTTGGCGGAGGCACTACTGCAATGGGTGTTAAACTTACAGCAGATTCAATCGCATTTGTGCCATCTGGTTTAATAGATATGTCAAAGGGGCATATTCTATCTTATTTAAATAAAGCAATCAAACCTGTTAATCAATTAAGAATGATTGAAGATGCTTTAGTTATTTACAGAATATCAAGAGCACCTGAAAGACGAATTTTTTATATTGATGTCGGTAATTTACCAAAGATAAAAGCAGAACAATATTTAAAAGATGTTATGAATCGTTATCGTAACAAACTTGTTTATGATGCATCTACTGGTGAGATTCGTGACGATAGAAATCATATGTCAATGTTAGAAGATTTTTGGTTACCAAGAAGAGAGGGTGGTCGTGGTACTGAAATCACAACTTTACCTGGTGGCTCAAATCTTGGCGAGATAGACGATATCACTTATTTTAAAAGAAAGTTATATCAAGCTCTTAATGTTCCAATGTCAAGATTAGAAGCAGAACAAAACTTTTCATTAGGTCGTTCAACTGAAATTACAAGAGATGAATTAAAGTTTACTAAATTTGTTCAAAGATTAAGAACAAAATTTTCAAAGTTGTTTTCAGATATTCTTAAATCTCAATTAGTATTAAGAGGTGTGATTGCTGAAGATGAGTGGAAAAATATGAAAGAACATATTCAATATGACTTCTTACAAGATAACAACTTTACTGAATTAAAAAGAGCAGAGTTGTTAAGAGAAAGACTTGATATGTTAGGTAGTATTGAAAGTTATATTGGTACATTTTTTAGTAAAGAATATGTTCTTAAAAGTGTATTAAATATGAACGATTCTGAAATAGAGGCTATGAGAGACCAAATGAACAGAGAAGCTGGTATTGAACCTGAAGATGGTGGTATTAATGTACCTGATGGTTCAGATGGTGTAACAAGATATCCATCAGTTGACGGTGCACCTATCCCTGCTGATGATGTTTCTAAATATAGAGGTGAAGAACCCCCTGAGGAGGAAAAATAATGTCAAAAGAAAATATTACACAATTTGTAGATGATGTATTAAATAAAGATAATCTATCTGCAGAAACAAACTTTAAAGCTGCAATGTCTGATAAAGTTGGTGAAACTTTAGAAAAACAAAGAGAAGTAATTGCTAAAACAATAGTTACTAATCATGTTCCAGGAGCAGAGGAAGATGATGACATTGGAGTTTGATTCTGTTTATAGTTCATTACAAGAAAAAGATGAACATAAAAAATCTAAAGAATATAAAAAACTATCACCTAGAATGAAGAAGGCGGTAGACGAAATCTTTAGTATTATGGACTCTAAACCCTCAGACTTTATAAATAGTTTTGAGAAAACAATAAAAAATGCTGCAAAAAAGTTTAAAGTAACTGATAAAGAACTAATGAGCTATTTTGAGCGAGAAATGTTAAACCAAGGAAAGTAGTATGGCATACACGACAAGAACACTAAAAGATACAGATTTTGAGACCGTAGTACATACAACAATTACAGGAACAAATGGAACTGCACTTAAAGTTGTAGATGCATCTACTTTAGCAGGTGCCGCTACAGACCCAAGACTTGCAATCGTATCTTGTACTTGGAGTGTGAGTTCAACATTAGAAGA